GCTGGGTTGGTCTGCAACTCTTGCGAGATAGCAAACTGCTCATCAACCGTCAGCGCCGTGGGCTCAAACTTAACTTCAGCTTTAGCAGCCTCAGGCAAAATGCGCTCTTTAATGCGCCTATTCTGCTCACGAATCTTTTTCGTGGCGTTAAGCTGGGCAGTTGAAAGAGCCTCGATTAGCTCATCTTTCGTGTCACCCTCGAAAACTTGAACGCCAGCTCCATCCCCACAGTCGATTTCACGCCGCCATGCTTTATGCTTCGGGATGGTTTCCGTAGCTGGCGAGGTAACTGTTGGCGGGACTACTGTGGTCTCGCTACTTGTAATAACCGGAACATCCGGGGTTTGTGGTTCTGCGACTTTATTTTTGTTAAACTCAGCTTCGGCGGCTGCCCGAAGTTTTTCTAAATCCATACGTTGACTCCTGTATGCCAATCCGGGCATAGTCGGCAGTTGGGTTAAAAGTGAAGGTTTGCGATTATCGAAGGCGGATTGTCCGCAAATTCGATGTAACTTTGAATCGTGGCAGTGAGAGAATCCACTAACTCAGTGACTGCCCGTTGACGGCATTTGAGATAGAAAATCTCGTGAATATCGGTACTTTTTGTACTCTCCAGCTTGGCTTTGGCTCGGTCGGCTTCCTCTTTCAATAGCACCATGAGTAGTTGCCAGCCGGGGTCGTCTGCGTATCCCCGGAGCTTATTCCCCCGGTCGTAGGCTGTTACGGCTTCCTGCTCATCGTGGGTCAGGTTGGCTTTGATTAAAGGCATTACTGGTTACTCCCAAAGCCCTGATCGCCGGGGGAGCCATTAACCGCCTCGGATTCCCCGGCTTTCTCTATGACCTGACGCTGTAGCTCCCGATATGCACGGGCACTGTTCTCAGCATCGACCACTTGAAGTTTGGAATCGGTTTCCCCGGCTTGTTTCTGTTTCTGAACACCAATCTGCTGTACCGCAGGGTTTTGCATGGCGGCTCTCTGCTCATCCTCAGGTGTCATATCGAGGATGACATTGGCGTAGTTCTTCCAACCACTCACGTCAAACCACATCTTTACAAGTTCGACCACGTTCAGCTTTTTACCTTGGGCTTGCAACATGGTGTGCATTGGGTCTGTAACTAACATTTGTGTGAGCATCGGGAGCGATTGCGCCATATTTCTCTTTGCAGCCATGCGGGCGGCAGCGAGAATATCGAAAGTAACCTTGGCATTGAGAATGTCCAAGTGATCGCCTTCGTAGGCTTGGGCAAGCTCGTCATTGAGGATGTAGCGGAGTCTTTCCAACGGTAAGAGTCTCCTGTTCATCTCGTGGAAGGCATCAAGGGTGGGCTCGAATACCTGATCGCCGATGCGCTCAACGAATGCTTCCAACCGTGCGCCGGAACCTGCCGCCAGTAGATTGCTGCCCGTGGCAGTGCGGGTGATGCTCGTCCTGCCCTGAGCGGGCATGTTGCCCTGCGTGATTAGCTCGTTTGCGCCTGAAACGGATTCGGCACGGGCTTCCGACATCTGCACCTCGGCGAAGGCTTCCGGTACCGCCTGAATGCGGTCCATCGGCTTGATGGCGTTCACATCCTCAACTTTGAGGAATTTGCCAAGCGCCATGCGGATATTTTGGACAGGAACGTTCTTGCCTTGCTGAATAAGGATGGGCAGATTCAGGTTGAAAGAGACTTCATCCAAGTGGGCTTCGGTCAAGCCCTTCTGGATTAGCTGCTCAAATGCATGGGTGACTCCGATGCCCAGACCATAGAAGGAATTGGGAACGTCGTACCAAGTAACGCTTTCAAACGGCAGTCTTCCAAATGGGTTACGCTCGTTCCGGATAACTAATTTCCGATTCAGGACCGTAATTACTTTGTTTTTGTCCCAGCGCTCCAGTAGCTCGAATTTACTATCATCGAAAGTGGGGTCAACCGTGTTCTTTTGGTCACGGCTGGCGGCTTGGTGTGTGAAGTTAGGTGCAATCCTCTGCGCTTCCAGTAACCCAACCGGAGCTTTCTCTTCGGGCGGAAAGAGCAGGTCGTGTAGCTCTTCCTTCGGGGGGATTTCATAGCCTTCATAATTGCGAAGGTCTTCCAATTCCTCCGCATTCAACTTCATGCGGTGAATGACAAAATTCGCTTTGCGAATATCCGGATAGCGGAGCGAAGGATCAACAAAGACTTCCCGCAGGTCGCAGTTTTCTAGGATCGGCTTATCAATGTTCTCGGTTATTTCCTCAACTTCAATCGTGTCGGACTCGGTGGTATGCAACGTGGTATCCGGCAAGCCGGGAACGTCGGACTTAATGGTGATGGGGTCTTTACTACGGTGGTAAATCTCATCCTTGCGGGTGAAACTCTGCCATGACCATTTCCATATGCCGGTGCCAAAGGTGAGGCAATCCCTGACGCCAATTCTGATTTCTTCCCGGAAACCACAATCTTCAAGCTGGAAATGCAGCAAAGCGCTGACGGCACGGGCGGTGTCTTCGGTTACTGAGGGTCTGGGGGTTAAGGAAAATGGCGGGTCATCGGCAAACAGCCCGTTCATAATTTGGGGCAAGATGCTCTGGACGTGTTTAGCAACGGTGTAGAAATTGACGTTGGCTCGGGGTACGTCGGTCCCTTCCCACGTGTTATTGGTGATAAGGGGCTCGTACATTAACTGCGAAAACGCCCACCTTAAAGCCCACTGTTTGCTTCTGAGCCATTCTTCAGTTCTTAGATAATCTTGGACACAGAGCTTCAGGGCTCCAGATTCAGTTGGAACTCCACCAATCTTGATTTCATCGGGGGTGATAGGGGCAGTTACGGAGACGTGCGGTTGGTCAATCAGTGCCATATAAAAGGACTCGGTATATGAATTTGTTAGCGAAGTAGCGACATACCGAGTAAGCCGGACTGATTACCAGTAGCGGAAGTTACGGGGGTCGTATCGTCGAATAACATGTGTTCAAAAGCCCGTCGCCTTAATTCAACATGGTCTATCTTTGGGGCGGCGGGTGTGGTAAGACCTGTCAGATCGCCGACATGCAGCACCAACATCGATAGTGCGTCGGAAACGTCATCGTGGCGGGAATAGGGATAAGCGGTAAGCTCTTCAAACAAATACTTGAGCCCATCGACATAATTGGCGAACCAAAGGCGGTCGGAACGAAGCATGGTGGCCAAAAACCCGATACGGGTTTTCTTTGCATCCTTGAACCTTGGCGGTGATGCCCACATGATCGGACAATTAACCCGGCACTCTTGCGCCGTGCGTACAACGGTAGGCTCCAAGGCACGAGCGCCTTGGGCATCCTCAATGATTGTGGTCTCAGGCTGCCACTGCTTGGCGGCTTCGACTATTGCGCTCGCCTGCTGAACGGGGTTGTATCGACCACGGATAATATCGAGCACGAAAAGGCGGTGTTGGTCGTCAACGATGCCAACCACGCCACATGTGTAATCGTTTCCGGCTCTCTGCGAGTATCCGGACAAATCCCAGCAAATATACTTCTTGCCCGTGTAGGGAAGACTGTCATAGGGCAGCTTGTGCCGCAGCAGCATGTCCAGTGGGAACGATGCCTGCAAAGCCTCAATCAGCGGGTCTGGTTGGTTAAGCTGCTGGCAGGAGAAGGCGTATGGATTCGCCCGGTACTGCTTATTCAACATGCTAAACTTCAGGCGGTCAGGGTAAAGAAGCTCAACATCCTCGGCGTGCATGATGGGAGCGCCGTAATCATTCTGTTGCAGGATGACGCCTTGTTTGAGTTTCCATGCCGCCATCTTGCAAACTTGTAAGGCAAGTGGTTCCCCAGCCGCAACTAAGTCTTCTTCCCGCTTGAGTAGTTCGCCGTAAAGGTCATTAGATTCCCAACGAGTACCGATGACATCGACATAGCTGTCAGGTTCGAGCAGATAAAGGGCATCGGCGTAGCAGTCTATAACCTTTTGGATTTGGTCGGGGGTCTTGCTATTGGTATCTCCGACCGTATCATCCAGCACCAAGCATTCGTAGTGACCTGAAGCCTTGGCGCTGGATATGGTGGAGTTTGAAAGCGAAGGTTCCCGCCAATCGGTGGGGCGGTTGGGAATCGTAAACTCATTCGTATACCCCCAATGGATACTGGGGTCGGGGATGCCAAGCTCGGGGAATAGAAGCCTTATGCACTCGTGCTGAAGATAGCTCGTACACTTGGCAACCATGCGCTCGCCAAGGTTTTGTGTTCCCGTTAGCAGTAGAATGCGGATACCGGGGAAGCTAAGAAACCATTGAACGAGGTTCACTTCGTCTATACTGGTCTTCATCGTATTGCGGGGAGCCAGTAGAAGACGCTGCTTAATGGGCGACTGGTCGGCAAATGGTAGGTCAGGATTCTTCTGAACAAAATGCTCAGTCATAGGACGGTGTACACGCTCGTTCAGCGGGATTCCAAATACTTCCTTGCACAAGAAATAGAGGTCGGTCTGGCAGCGGCGGCGTAGCTGGGCTCGGGCGTCGGGGGTAAGCTTCCTGATTAGCTCTGGCGTGATTTTTGTGCGGGCGGCTATGGTACTAGAACCTCAACAAGCATTTGATTTAGTGTCAGGCTATTTCCAGCCGTTGCGGCATTGCTAAAGAACTGTGGTTGAATAACAAGCGTACCGTTAGTGGCGACAAGTTGAGATGGAGCAACCACGCTGTAGTTGAACGGGGTTATGTTTCCGGTTGCAGCACCCGGAGCAACGAGTGGGCTTGTGATAACTGCAACACTCGACCCTGCCGCAGCAGTGCCATGAATAAGGAACGAAATGCCGCCTGTACCGCCTGTCATTGTTGTTGTTGGTGAGACAGCGAAGGCGGAGTAAACTTGCACCCCTCCGAGGGTTAGCCGAAACGATTCCGCCGGTGCAGACGCAGAAACAGTCATACTGAAAGTGAATGTAACCCGTAACAAAGTGGTAGCTACTATTGTGCTGGCTGGAATCGTGTAGCTCGTGGCAAAGCTTGTAGTCGTATTAGCGGGAGCAGCAACGGTGTCTGTAGTGCCAGCGTAAGAATAGAGTATGGAGCCGCCACTACCAGAGGGGGTTGCCCACGAAGTAGTGGTGCCGTTGGATCGGAGTACCTGACCACTGGAACCAACCGAGCCGCCAATCTGTATA